TATATATATAAGCCCAGTTTGTTATTTAGAATCCGTCTAAGAGAAACGTCGTCGAAAGGCGATTTTAGCTTGCTAATTAGTCAATCTTTGATAATATGTCTGATAATCTTATAATCTTAGCTTTTAGTTCAGATATGTATTTGGTTATATCATCAGGATGAACCATTTGAGTTGTATGATTATTATATGTGATTTCAAGGGTATCAGCAGCTATAACATCTATATTTATTATAATTTTATTTTTATCTATTTTCATAATACTTTTGTTATTTAAATTAGTTTATAGTTTTAGCTTATCAGTTGGTTAGCTTCGCTTATCAGTTGTAGTATTTCGCTTATCAGGTGACTAGTGTCGTTTCCAATCCCGATTAGCTTTGCCGGACGGCTGTGCCCGAAGGCTTTGCCGGACAGCGAGCATAAGTCGAGAGTATTGTCGAACACGTGCCGAATGGTGTATTCTTAGTTTAGTAGGAGAGGTTTCCCTCTCCTACGTAACTGGTTAAGCAGCACCTTCTGCATCAGGCTGGTATTTAGCCAACATGTCAGCCACGAGCATTTCGTCCGCAAGGGACAACGTACGCATACTAAGTTCGTACGGGAAATATTCGTAACGGTCATGCTCATTAACATGCTCTTCACGTGCCATTTTAGAAGCATACGGATTAACGAATACTTCACCTTGCGCAAGTACGTGTCCAAGCACACTAATACGTGCCTTCTTGAAGATAACGAGCAACACTGACAGTGGTGCTGTCATAACAGCATTAGCGAGCATTGGCTCGCCTTGACCTTTGAGAATCGCAGATAGCTGAATACGAGTAGTAAATATATTACGAGTTGTAGACTCGACATAAGTACCACTAGCAGCATCTTTCACAAACTGTGGAAGATTGCGATTAACAACAATCGTAAGAGCACCTGCATAACGACTACTATTATCAATGATATTAGTAATCATCAAGCTATCGTGATTTGCGAAATCAGGACGGTCAAGCAACAGACGAGTAATATCGTCTGCTTCCTTTCCGTGATACTCGGACAAATCAACGATACGTGCATCATCATTACTAGCATCATTACTAGCATCATTACTAGCATCATTACTAGCGTTAGCTTTAGCTTCTTCGGCAGCTTTCTTAGCAGCTTCTTCGGCAGCTTTTCTAGCTGCATCATTAACTCTTGTTCCCATAATACAAATAAATTAAATGTTATAAATCGGTTAGCAACTGTTCAACCAATGTGCATCCTAACCACACACACAATAGCAATATGTTTATAGTCATTTGGTTTGATAGTAACTGCAATATGTTTATAGTCATTTGGTTTGACTAGTCCAATAGTTCTTTTACTATATTATTTATGTCTAGTATCAATACTAGTACAACCAATAGTATTAAGAAACTATTCACATGGTTATCATACAATTTAATGTAAGTTAGATGTATGAATACTGGCACACCTAGCATACTTAATGCCAAGTGTACCACTTTAATCTTATCACGAGTACTCATACTAATAAACTATGTAAATTAGTAATCTCACAAGCAAAATCATGAGCACTAATATTGTGTCTAACACGGTTATTTACTAACCATTGTATGCGTTCTCTTACGAACGCTAACATTTCCTGTCTCATACGTATCTAGTGTAATAACGTGAACAAAACTTGTCGTAGGTTTCACCTGCACGACCGTACTTTCTCCAATCTCTCTTCTGTCTATTAACAATAGATAGATAAGTAGCAGTAGTCATAACTACTGCTACTAGCAATAATATCAAGAACACCATTACTCTTTAACAATGATAGGTTTATTAGATTCAACCTCACCAATCTGTTCTTTGAACAGTTCTTCAAGAGCAACGTAACACTCTTTACTGATTCTATAACTAGAACCATTGTTACAAGCAACAACAACATTAGAGGTAATACTATCACTGTTAGGTATAACAACAGTTGTATTACTACCAATAATGGTAGTATTTGCATCATTAGTAATCTTCATAATCTTCATAATCTTTATAATTTTAGTAATTAATAATCAATAGCAATATGTTTAAGGTCATTTGGTCTTGACGGGGGTATTGGAATTGGTTTGGATGGGGACGGGGTGAGTGGTAGGAGCTTCACCTCGATAAAAATATATTCACGAAAAATATTATTTTGTGGGGCAGCACTAATAGTACTACCTCTAGTACTACCTCTAGTACTGCCTCTAATAGTACCAACAATAGTAGTCCTAATAGTAGTTCTAATAGCTCCTCCAAGTCCTTTCTTATTAGTAGCCCAATCCTATTTTTTAAGTTCATTATAAGTAGTAGTTCTAATTCTCTCCTAATCGGTAGTCTTAATAGTAATCCTAACATTACTTTTAATTCTCTTCTTTCTAATAGTTCCTTTAAGTCTTCTATATTCTACTTGTTGTTTATTGTTGTTAGTAGTCCAAAGTCTATCTTCGATATACTTAGTCCTATTAGTTTAATCAATTCCTTTAAGTCCTTAATTGGTCTTACTTATATTATATAGTATTGGTTGTCTATTGGGTCTTATTGTGTATTACCTTTCTCCTCTTCTATCGAAGAGTCCGAAGATTTAGCATCAGGATTGTAAAAATAGAATGGTAAGATTTAGTCGATATTTTAGTTAAGTAGTGGACTTGTATTAGAGTGTATACTAATGTGAACTAGTGTGAACGGATGTGAATTATATAGCGAATACAATTCTAAAGGTTTTTTAACGAGTTAGATATTAATAGTACGAATATTATTCGTATACTTGTACTATTAATGACTGGTGCATATATTACTCTTAGTAATGCTAGTCAACTTAATTAATAGTATTAACAATCTAATTAAAGTAATCATGTTACACTTAGAGAACAAAACTAAAGGAGAAACTTTCCTAGTTCCTCAACACATTGCAGAAATTGATTTCCAATATGTTTCTGATAGAGTTAAGAATATTAATCCTTTCAAACATTTTGGTATTGTTGCTATTGTTCAGACTGCCAAACTTCGTGAGATTATTAATCCTGACTTGAAAGGTACTGGTAATACTAAGTTCATATTAGTTAAAGCTAATTACGGTGACGATGTTAAAGAGATAGATAGAGCTTTTCTTAATCGTTTCTTATATGTTGCTCCGTCTGACGTATTTACTGGTATAGATTGCAATCCTCGTAGTAATGAACTTACTCCTTATAATCTTGCTGAATTTATTCGTAGCGACCAAGATTTAAATCTTAGTATTGCTCGTGGCGAGATATTCCGTAAAGTTGGGAGTGGTTCAGTTATTAGTCTACTTGGTAATGATGTTACTCCTGCTACCGTTGAAAAAAAAGGAGATAATGGTAAGTTGATTACTACTATTGCCGAAACAGTAGTTTGTATTGGTTATAAGATTGTTCGTCTTTCTGATATTCAAGGTCAGAATACTATCGAAGGTCTTCCTGTTAGTGGTAAACCGCAGAAATTTATAGTAGCTACTAATTTACTAAATATATAAACTAGATGCCTTCTATTGATTTAAAAGAGAAAAAGGAGTTATTAGTAACTCGTCCTGATATTATTGGTTTATTAGGTGTTACACCTCTTGAAGCTGAAATAATAGATGATATTATAGATAATATCGAAGACCAAATTGTTGATAGAATTAAAAGTCTACAACGAGTTTCAATTCCTTTTATTGGTGGATTTATTGTTAATGAAGCCAAGTTAGATGCAATAGAACATCACCCCGTAATGAAGGCTAAAAGGCAAGAACTTACTAATGAAGAATATTGGAAATTTAAAAAGAGCTTAGTTGCTACTCGAATGATTCAACGTAGTAAATTTAGAAGTAGAACTTCGATAATATCTCGAACTGTTAGACTTAATCGTAAGTTAGCTGCAAGGAAACTTAGAGAGTTTAATCAAGATGAAAGGTCTTTTAAATTATATATGTACTTCTTTAGTAAGATGAAGCCAGTTAATGATTCTGATTACTATATTGAACTAAGAAATAATAAAGGTTATGATTACGAAGATTGCCCCTTTGGATTTAACAGGTATGATTAGCGTTGATGAGCAAGGTTATCCCTTTGCTCCTAACGTTTATCAGATACAGGATAAAGATGTAAGAGAGTTATATCTTCGTGATACTAGTGAGGATAAACTTCGGTATCTTAAAGAAGCCGGAGTTATTTTTTATCTAGCCGACCCTAAATCTCCGCCTAATCAAATGGGATATAGTCGTTCAGAAGCTTTAGCATCTGCTAGAGCTAATTACGCTCTTCCTAATGATTGGCAACCTGATGCTCTTATTCTTCGTCTTATTGATAGATACCATGAAGATAAGATGGGTGTAGCAGGTGAAGCTCTTGAAACTATTCTTAGAGCAGTTCATAATAGTTCTCGTGCAGCTAATATAATTAGTGAACAACTTACTAACAAACTTAATGCTGGTCTACAAGCAGAAGATACTTTACCAGTTATTGATTTGATAACTAAGTTAAATGGTATTATTAATATCATTCCTAATCAGATTAAATCTTTAGGTGAAGCTAAACAAGCTGCTGCTCTTGAAATAGAACAGAAGAAAGCTCGTGGCGGTAAAGTAGTTACTAGTTCTATGTCTGCTAAAGATGCTAGTGATTTGGAAGCTCAAGCAGAAGCTCAAAAGAGAGAGCTAGGATTGGTAAGTGATAGCATTGTTAACACTCCTTTACGGGGGAAATACGAAAGTACAAAATGATACCAGTTAAACCTGAATATAAGCAAACTAAGTTATACTTTGATGAACCTACTCATAAGTATACTGATAATTGTGGTAATTCTTATATTAGTGCTACTACTATTATTCATTCGTATGTTCCTAAGTTTGATTCTAATTATTGGGCTAAGTACAAAGCTAAAGAAGAAAATACTTCTATTAAAGATATAAAGAATCAATGGGATAGTATACGAGATAAAGCCTGTGATATGGGTAATGTCTATCATAATAGTTTTGAAGATGGTATTCGTCAGAATAGTAAGTTCTTTAATGCTATTAAATATCTGAATAAACAAGAAAGTAAACAAATGGTTACTGTTGCTGATTTAGATGTTGTTGATAGTCATGTAAGACTTCTCGATGTTGATGCTTTTATTGAACATACTGAAAACAAATATCCTGAAATATATAAAGTATTTAAGTTCTATACTGAACGAGATTATAAGATATATTCAGAGATAGGAGCGTTTCTTCCTAAGTATCTTCTTAGTGGTACTATTGATATACTTCCTATTCGTGAAGATGGTTTTGTTATTCTTGATTGGAAAACTAATCGTACAGGTCTTAGATTTCAAGCAGGTTATTATAAGAAGGATAAAACTGTTCGTCCAGTACAAGAAACAGATGAATGGGTTCATAAGCCCGAAGATGTTCTACTTCCACCATTTGGTGGTTTACCTAATTGTAATGGTACTACTTATGCCTTGCAGTTAAATCTATATGCTAAAATGGTTCATCTTATTACTGGTTTGCCTTGTCGTGGTTTAGCTCTTTGTCATATTGAAGTTCCATTTGTTCTTAATCAACATGGTAGACCTCAAAGATTTAAAGATGGTTTTCATATTGATGAAAGTAAAAGTGAAACAGCTAAATGGTATAAGATTCCTAGGCTAGAGCCTGAAATAGATACTATGCTTAATATCCGTTATCAAACTGTTAATGGAAGTCAGAAACAACAAATGAATTTATTTGTATAATATAAATGTAATATCATGTCTAAATATAATAATTTATTA